CAATCAGATCTACTTCGTAGTAGAAGCAAAGAATGAAAAAGGTTTCAAGCCCGGGCCTTGGATGCAAGAAGCGGTGCTTGAAAGGGATAACTGGAAGAAGCGAAGAAAGAATGGCGGAAAAGTTGTTCCTCTGGTCATTGCCAAGCGTAGGCAAAGCAATATCAGTAAAGCGTTTGTCATAATCCAACTAGACGAATTTATGGAGTTAATACAATGAATGAATCATTAGCGTTAATCTTGTCAGTAACGGCAGGTGTTGCCCTTTATCACTTCCTTGAGTGGGGCTATTACAAGATCGAAGATAAGTTCTATGAGTGGAAACACGCAGAAGAAATTGAGAAGTTCGAGCAGTATATCAAGAGCCTTGAGACTGCAACTAAGAAGACAACAAAGAAGAAATGAAACAGCCTACATTTGTATCCCTATTTGCTGGAGTCGGAGGTTTCGATCTTGGCTTCGAGCAAGCAGGTATGAAGTGTGTTGGTCAGGTTGAGATTGATAAGCATTGTCAGAAGGTGTTGCAGAAACATTGGCCCGATGTTCCTCTTCACGATGATGTTACAACAGCAGTTGAGTGGGCAAACGAGAAAGGATTGGTAGGAAATGTCGACATCGTATGCGGAGGATTCCCATGCCAAGATGTCTCAGTCGCTGGCAGAAGAGCTGGTATCGCTGGGGCAAGAAGTGGACTCTTCTGGGATGCCATTCGATTTGCTAGGGAAGTCAAAGCACACACGCTCGTCTTGGAGAATGTGCCGGGATTACTTTCAAGCAACCAAGGCCGCGACTTCGGATTCGTTATCTCTGAAATGGCCGACTCAGGGTATCGCCACATCGAGTGGAGAGTTTTGGATTCGCAGTTCTTCGGAGTTCCCCAACGCCGCCGTAGAATCTTCATTATTGGAAGTTCTCGAGAAGACATCAAATCCCCGATACTTCTTGAGCAGTAAGGCTTGCGAAGGGATCCTTCGTAGAGCCAACCGTAGGGGCAAGGTACTACCGAAAGCGTTAGAAGATGCATTGGTTCACCAAAGCCAGCAGAGCCAAGAGTAAAGATGATTACGAAACTTGGAATGAGGGAGGAGTTGTACCCACATTGAATGCATTTGAAAACAATGGAGATGTTCGAGCTACTGTATTGATAACGACAAACGATACAGTCGGAACTCTTCAAGCAAGAGATACAAGGGTGTTGGTAATCAGTATGTTGAAGAAGACAAACTAATCATCTTCCATCCTCATCGATCTGATGGAGTCAGACTCCAAGGAGACACAGTAAATACATTGACCAGTTACATGGGAACAGGAGGACTGAACACACCAATGGTTCACGCTATACAGAACACAGTCATTGGTAGATCGGATACTGCTGGGCCTAATGGTCGGGGTCATACCGATGAAGGAGAACCTATGTTCACCATTGATACCACATCACCACACGCCATCGTCATTAGAGAACGAGAAGGCAAACCCGGTGGTGGCAAGGGTGCAATGTTCTCTGAGAAATCATTCACTCTCAAGGGTGTCAATGATCAAACAATTTTCAATCAAACTATTAGGAGACTTACTCCTCTCGAATGTGAGAGGTTGCAAGGTTTCCCTGATGGGTGGACTGATGAGCAATCAGATAGTCAGAGATACAAACAGATGGGCAATGCGGTCACAGTAAATGTAGCCAAGTGGATTGGCGACAGAATCGTAGACTCCTATGGCGAGTGATCCTGAACTACTGAAAGCTGTTATACGCCATTACGGAGGCGAAGTTCGTGATGGTTATTCAAGAGCAGTCAAGTGTTGTTTCCATGACGACACTCGAAGGTCGGCAGTTATGTCGACTGATGGAGAGAAGGCTGGTCTTTACTTCTGCCACACCTGTGGCATAGGTGGAGATGCATATTCGTTGTTGATGTGGAGAGAAGGGATAGATTTTCGTGTTGCTATCGATAGAGCGGCTGACATTGCTAAACGATCTGGCATCGACTTATCACAAAAAGATAAGCGAAGAGACGGTGGCTTACTTACAGGGTCGAGGGTTCGGAAAAGAACTGGCGGAGACTCATCTGCTAGGCACCGTACCAGTCGACTGTGATCCTAGCCATGTGCAATTTATCGGTTGGCTATCCATCCCATACAGAGTTGTCAATGGGGTGGCAGGATTCAAGTTCCGAAGAGTTGATGGATCTCCGGGCCCTAAGTACATGGCTCCAATGCATCAGCCAGCAAGACTCTTCAATGCAATCGATCTACAGAAAGCTTCAGATGTTGTTGCAATCTGCGAAGGAGAACTCGATGCAGTTATTGCCAGCCAACTGTTGCCTTCAGTTGGAGTACCGGGTGTCAAAGCGTGGCGACCACACTTCAACAGATTGTTCTCAGGATACAAACGAGTACTTGTCCTTGCAGATAATGACGAAGGAAAGAAAGATGGTAGCAATCCGGGTATGGAACTCGCCGAGAAGGTACTACAAGAAGTCGAACACGCAGAACTGATACCATTGCCACAAGGCTCTGATGTTAACTCTGTTGTATTAGAAGAAGGATTAGAAGGACTACGAAAGAGGTTAGGGCTAGATGACTAATGGAAAACCAAGAGACAATTCAAAATTTGATGACCTCATTAGAAAGGCTTGGCCTCAAGGTGATAAAGGTAAGCAATCTACCTTCGGGCCTAGAGATAACAGTTCAAGTGCCGCCGATCCGGAGATGAATCAATTCGTCACCGATGTCTGGGATATCATCGATGAACTTGGCAATCTTCTCATAAGCAAGCAGAGGGATTACGGCCCGGGCAATATCAACAATGCATTCGGTGGCCCAATGAATGGGCTACTCGTTCGTATGGGTGACAAGTTTGAACGCTTGAAGAACCTGTTTGCATTCGGTGATGGTAAGCCACAGCATGAACCAATCGAAGATTCATTCAAAGATCTAGCTAACTACGCCATCATTGCCATGATGGTTCAGCGTGGGAAGTGGCCAGCAAACAAGCAATGAAGAAGCTCCTCTTTTTTTTGATTCCAATTCTTGTAATTACATCGTTGTATTTCCTAGTCCGATTCATCATTGATGCCATCATAGAGATGGATGAGCCGGGAGGTATCGACTTCGATGAGTGATCGAGCCAAGGAACACCTCGCCGATCTAATCAACATCTCTTCTCACACTATCCACCGCAGATTCGCTGGGTATGTGGAGTATAAAGATCTGGTTCAAGAGTTGAATGTCTATGTACTTCAGCGACCTAAACTTGAAGAGGATCTCGATGCTTCATATGCAGTAAGCAAGGATGAAACCAAGTGGGTAGCCCGGAAGATTATGGCGAGGTTCCGCCGGCACATTGAAAAGTATTCTCGTAAAGAGAAGGCAACAATGCTTGGCTACTCAACAGGTGATGAGTTCTTCTATGACACAGCCAAGGTTGCAGAGTTCCTACCCATTGCATTCCAGTTTGAAACTAAAGGCATTGTCCTTGTCGACAAGGTAGATGATGGACAACCACGCCGCTCACCAGCACCTAATGAAGGTGGCAATCTTCTTGCTATGGTGATTGATATTCGATCAGCACTTGAACTACTTGATAAAGAAGAACAGTACATACTTGACCTCAGATACGGAGCTTCCCCAATGACACTATCTGATATAGCCAAAGCGATGGGAGTCTCTGACTCCACAGTAGATCGCAGGATTCAGAAGATATTACGAAAGATTATTGACCATCTTGGAGGGCCAACGCCGTGGGCGTAAAGATCAACCTCGAAAGATATGAGGTTGTGATGGCGGTGAATACAGCAGTAGAACGATATGTATCTACTATGAAGAATCAACAGATGCGTGGGCTACAGGACATGGATCCTTGGCAGCGAATCCTTCTTGATGTTGATGGGTGTGGTGCAGAAATCGCTGTCGCCAAATACTTAGGTGTCTATTGGTCTGGTGCTTTCGGTCAAGGTGGCGTGGACATAGAACCAAACATAGATGTGAAGTACACAAAGCATGAGCAAGGTAGATTGTTAGTTAGACCCGATGCAAAGGATGACATCAAGTTCGTTCTTGTTCGTGGTGGTATGCCGAACTACGAACTCATCGGTTGGATTATGGGTGCCGAAGCCAAGAAGGAAGAGTGGTTAGATAAACCTGACTGGCGTAGACCTGAGATTTATTGTGTACCTGAAGAGAAGTTGAGAAAGTTCAGAGGTTATTATGGCTAGATATGATTACGAATGCCCGGGCTGTGGCAATGTAGTTGAGATTGTCCGTGGGTTCAACGATCCTGAAGAAGATTATGATTGTCCAACTAAAGAATGTGGCAACACATTGGTGAGAAAGTATTCTGCTACACCTACGATATTCAAAGCTGCTGGCTTCTACTCCACAGATAACTTCCGTAAATGAAAGAACCCCCTCCGAAAAGGGGGCCTTTCCCTAGAGTGGAGGATCAGATCCACTACAGTTATCGTACCATCATTTGCCGTACTCTGCCTTGAGGAACTTTCCACAATATGGCCACGGCTTCGATCCTCGGTCAGCATAGATGTGTAGTGCCACATGGAACTGCTCCATCAAGGTTGCCTTCTTGGGTGGTGTGCCGCTATCGCCGCCGTGAGCAACCCAAGTCCGGGGATATTCGATCTGGAAGTAGCCTTGGAATTGCTTCCGATTCCCAGCTACAGCATTCGATCTGCCGCTACTCTCACACATAGCCAGCTTCTGCCACGCTGGCGGCAGATGATCGAAAGTCATGTCCTCGTAGTGAATCACGACCGGTATGTCCTGAACTACGAGATCCGTTTCAGCTTTTGGTTCAATGGTCTTGAGTGGGGGCGATAGAAGTACCGCCCCCAACAAGAGACCACCGATGATAAGTCGGTGCATTGTTTACCTTTCTCCTCCGAAGAGGATTGACCCTATCCAAACAAGGAAGGGAACCATCATCAGGATGGGGGAGTCCTCACTCATGCCGAGTGGGAATGTGAAGAAGGTAAGGAAGAAAAGTACATAACCCATCAACCCTCCTTCATCTCACAGGTGATAACCGATAGGTCGAACTCGGCATCATCCCATCCATCTTCATGTTCGACCCAAGGTTCATCGAGTTGCAATCGCAATGTGTTCTCGATGTCTTCGAACT